GTTGTCTCCAAAAACACCTATCATATTGTAGCGTGCTACTCTAAGTTAGGAGCGAGCAAAACGATGGTCGACCTTAAGCCCGGCAGTAAGGTTCTTTTTGCCTTGCAGAAGCACATTGGAAAGCACAGCATCAAGGCTCTCGCTAGCTACGTGCCTGTGGCAATCAACTTCCCCCGCACCACTCTTGGCAATCTGGTTCGATCGGTGACTGGTCGCCAGATGAAATATATTGCCCACGCCCGCACTAGCACCATGCTCCGCTTCCATGAATATTCCAAGCAGCACATCGAACGCTATATCTCCCCCTGTGTCAACACCATCCCTTCTTACAAACAATGGCTTGAATCACGACATTGGTCATTGGCGAAGAAAGGGATGTATGATATGGCCTTTGATGGATTTTGTTTTTGGTCTTCTCGGCGAAGCACCTTCATGAAACGTGAAATTTCCATTGGTGACAGCAGCAAACCCGCTCGCACCATCAATGCATCTGACACCGACATCCAGTGTACCGCTGGCCCACTCATGACCGCCCTGAAGTCTTTCTTCTGCAAATTTTCGCTGGACCGCCCCGTCACTATGGCCTGTGGTCTCTCCCGTAATGATATCGGTGGCCTCCTCGCTCGCCTGCTCCATCCGGAGCACGGCAAGTTTAGGAAGCTCGGTCCCGGACGCCTCTCCTTCTGCTCCGGTGATTTCAGCCGATTTGACTCGACCATTTGCGCCAACCTCATGGAGCTTGAACGGTTCCTTTATAAGGCAATCTTCACCACCACGCTCGCCCATGAGGTAATTGACGCTTTTATCTCCCGATGTGAAAAGGATTTTAAGGCTTACTCCTTTAGTAAATATATGAATTTTGGTGCCTTTATTCGTACGTCACGTGGTTCTGGTGACCCCAACACCACCCTTGGCAACACGATCATCAATTATTTCATGTGGAGTTTCCTCCTTGACACAATTGACGGAGGTGTTTTTGCTGACCTTATCCAGGTCTTTGTATGTGGCGAC